GTTCATACAACAATATAGAAATCCCTTAAGGGAACAGATACTAACAGATTACATTTATGGATAAGGAAACTATTGCGCTTGTAGAAGACGTACGTAAATCACTTGTAGATTTTGGTAAAAAACAAACAGGTTCCGCCTTAAAAAAGACACGTAAGATTACAAGTCAAATTATTTGGGAACCTGGACCATACCTTAATGAATTAGATGATATTCTTAGTTCATCAGCAACAAAAGAAGAAGCAGTGATGCGTGTTCGATCTCTTGTTAGATCGTCTGAAGAAGCAGCACTAAAGTCAATGACATTATTACCTGATGATACTGGACATCATATTGTTCAATCCAGAACAGGTGGTGATGCATTGACTGAGTTACCTTATTCTCGTACTGGTCCTATTATTCAAGGGTTATCTGAAAAACATCAGATGAAATTTGGTAATACAGTTGGTAAAGGTGGAAACCTTCCTGCTGAAATGAGTTTATCTAATTATGCTCATAAAGCTGATGATCGTGCTACTGGTTTAGAACGTCAGTCTGGTATTGGTAAGAACCCTAATAAATTAACTACTGCACATCCTAAAGGTACTGCAGGATCTGCTAATTTAAAAGGTGTAGATCTTACGTCTGATGCAGCTATTGCAGCAGATCTAGATGTTAAAGTAACAGAACAGATTAAAGCTGCTCGTACAGCAGCCGCTACTGATGCACCAAGACAACAAGCTGTTCGTGAAATTGTACCAGGTGCTTATAAAGGTAATGTACAAGATATTGCTACAACTAAAACCCTAATTACACCTAAACTAGAAACTAACAAATCTGCTATTCTTGATGCTTATCGGATGTTAACTAAGATACCTGGTGGTAAAGCTCTTGGTGGTCTTATACCTGGTGTTGGTTTTGCTTTTGATGCTGCTGATGCAAAAGAAAAAACAGAAACAGCTTCTAAACCAGACGCAACTGTATTAGATAAAGTACAAGCTGGTATAGCACAAACTACAGCAGCTACATCACTTATACCTGAACCTATATCTCAAGCTGTTAATATTGTAGGTGGTATGGCTAATTCAGCTATTGATATTTTTAGATCAAACGTACATAGACAGCTCATCAAAGCTAGACGCCCTCTCAGTAACTACTAGAAGCCTCTCTAAGCCCCCTTAACCACCCTAAAGGTACAATCTAGCCTATGAATACATTAGAACTCTTACAGGACGATTTCAAGCTATTTCTACAAGCCTTATGGTCACAGCTTGATCTACCCTCCCCAACGCGAGCACAATATGCTATCGCTGACTACCTTCAACATGGACCTAAACGTCTGCAAATCCAGGCGTTTAGGGGTGTGGGTAAAAGTTGGATTACCGGAGCATTCGTGCTCTGGACTCTCTTTAATGATAAAGAGCGGAAGATTATGATCATTTCTGCCTCAAAAGAAAGGGCAGATAATATGTCTATCTTTCTACAGAAGCTGATTATTGAAACTCCCTGGTTAAACCACCTTAGACCTTCTGGTGATGATGCTCGTTGGTCTAGGGTCTCTTTTGATGTTAAATGTTCACCTCACCAAGCTCCTTCTGTTAAATCAGTTGGTATTACTGGTCAACTTACCGGATCCCGGGCTGACCTGATGATCCTTGATGATATTGAAGTTCCTGGTAACTCCATGACGGAACTCATGAGAGAAAAACTATTACAACTCTGCACTGAAGCAGAATCTATCCTTACTCCTAAAAATGATTCTAGAATTCTTTTTCTTGGCACTCCCCAAACCACCTTTACCATATATCGCAAACTCGCCGAGCGTAACTATCGTCCATTCGTCTGGACTGCACGATACCCACGTGATACGTCGAACTACGAAGGTTTGCTCGCCCCACAACTCCAAGAAGATATTGAAGAAGCCAAACGGCGACAAAGTAGTGACCAAAAAAACAAAGGTCAAGTGTCGCAAAAAAACGAAAGTTATCCACTCGCATGGACACCCACAGACCCGGATAGATTTGATAGTTCCGATCTTCTAGAACGAGAAGCGTCAATGGGACGCAGCAACTTTATGTTGCAATTCATGCTCGATACTAGTCTTAGTGATGCTGAAAAATTCCCGCTTAAAATGGCTGACCTCGTGGTCACGTCCGTTAACCCTACTGTTGCCCCTGATGCTGTTGTTTGGTGCTCTGACCCCCAAAACATTATCAAAGACGCTCCAACTATCGGATTACCTGGAGATTATTTCTATGCTCCAATGCAGCTCCAAGGTGAATGGAACCCTTACACCGAAACAATCTGCAGCATCGATCCGTCGGGTCGTGGCACA